GATTTTGAAGAGGAAGAGACTAAGTACATTGCATTTCCAAGTGATGTAACCAGTTTTACTGATGATGCTATTGGATTTATGTTTCAAAATCAACCGTGGTCGGATGGATATGGTATGATACCATTAGCATCTAACGATTAATCCAATGTCCTACTCAGAAGAATACCATTCTCCCATATACATGGGAGAACCAGCATCAAAGGATAAGACCCTTGATGAGTGGTTAGAAGAATGTCCAGATAAACTTCAATTCTTTCGCAGGTTTATCGACTGTAAAGAGGACATTAAACGCACACTTGAATGTGAAGAAGAGGAGTTCACAGAGGATGACCTCGAATACATGTTAGAAAAGTGGATGCGAAGTGGATTTGTAGAAAATGCAGAGGACATTCTCTTCATGTGGGGAGAATACAAAAGTGGTGATCTCTAATGTTAGTAGATCTATCCAAAGATGAGTTGCATAGCATTGTATATTACCTTGAAGGTATGATGCAAGGCAATGATGATGAACTCGAAGTTGAAGAGTTGGAGGAATTATCCAAAAAACTCGACAACATTGCTTCTGCATGTGAATGTAAGGAGCAAAAAAAGAAAAAAGTAAACCTACCGACTCCTGAATGGGAGGAATAATCATGGAATCTACTGCAACAGTTGAAAGATCAGTCATCTCAATCAATGACTATGAGTTAATTGATGAAGCAATGACTGATTTATCCAACAAATATAACAGTCCCTTAATAAACCGTCAAATTGGACGTTTGCTCGCTAAATTGGATGTAGTTGTCGAGGACTAATGCCTTACAAAGATCCTGCCAAACAAAAAGAAGCAAAACGCCAATGGTACTTGCGGAATAAGAAACTGACCATTGAAAGATCTATGGCATATAAGCATAGAGAACAAGAATGGTTTAAATCAGTTAAAAGCACAAAGACATGTGTTCAATGTGGTGAGACTAGGTATGAACTCCTAGAATTTCATCACATTGACCCTAGCACAAAGATTGCATCTGTATCTGATATGCTAGGCACTTATGGTAGACCCAAAGTGATAGCAGAAATGGCAAAATGTGAGGTTTTATGTAGGGATTGCCATTCTAAGCATCACCAACACCATCCTATTCACATCAATAGATGTCCAACAACAGGTCGTTTCCTTAAGGTATCACACCCATGAAAACTTATCATGTTAAATGCTATGAGACAGTAAACTTTACTGTAGCAATAGAAGCAGAATCCGAAGAGCAAGCAAGAGAACTTGCACATGAAGACATCAATTCTCACGAAGTTATTGCAGAGTCAACAACAGAGTGGGATATTGAAGAAGTCATTTTAGAAACAGAGGAGTGGTACAGCAAATGAGAGTTTTACATCTTACTAATGCTCAATTTGCTGTCCTATATGATATTTTAGCAGAGACAGTTGATTATCTTGAAGGTGATCTAATCACATACGAAGATGAGCATGGAAATGAAGTAGAAGAGGACATAACTGATTATGAAGCATATCAAGTTTTCCAAAAATTGCGTGAAATCAAATGAAACTATTCATTCCAGAGTACAAGAAAGTGAATGGTCGCACAAGATCACCAAGAGGAGGACGTTTAATAACATGTCCCACATGTGCGAAAAATAACAGAGTGTATCATTTTTCATGGAGTGCATTGCAATGCCAACATTGTAAGTCTATGATAGAGAAGAATAACTGGTACATTCAACCATGAACTTGGACATCCGTTGCAAATCTCATCCTGAAGAGAATGAGTACAATATTCAATCAGATCGAGCGATTGATATTGCATATTCTCTCTCAGAGGAGTACAATACGAGTGTAGACCTGTTCTACAATTATTCAAATACACTTTACATGACCGTAGGAGGGTAATGAGATGTCTGTATTACATCACGAAGAAATCCTCTTAAGTATTTTCGAGGAGGTCAAGGAAGAATTTCCTTACATGGATGAGGAAAAGCAAATTGAAATCACAAATGAAAGATTTGCAGAGAGGTGTCAATGAAAAACATCTCTGAACAGATCGAGAAGATCTATGCTGATAAAGCAGGTAAGACAACCACTTCTCGTAAGTGTATTGCAGACTACTGGGAAGATACTAATCAGTATGATGGTAAGGTTGCTGTCAATGTTAAATCAAATGATATTAACAAGCAAAACTTTCTACCTCGCTTAGTATCTTGTAGACCTGCATACGATTTCTTATTGGATCAAAGAAATGAGTTAAAATTCATTTTTGTAGACTATCAGAATGTAAATGGTAATCTAACCATTGTAGATGATAGCAATCCAATTAGCATTGAGGAGATTGATTGGAAGTATATGTCAATACAATGTCAAGGAGATGGATTTCTTGCATTGAATACAAAAACTTTGAATCAGGGTGCAAATATGAATCGGTGGCAGATCTTAAGAGATAAGAAACCAAGTCGAGATGAATGGTTAGAAGAGTTTAGAGAGCATTATATTAATTACATTCGTAAAGAAAATCTAAAGTTACAAAGAAATCTACAGTATTTTAGTGTAGGATGTCAACAGTTAGATAAGGCAAAAGAAATCATGGAGGAATTGGTAGCATGATAACCCGAAAGGATGTTGCCAGTAATCTAATTGACATCATTGCTGATTATCCTGACCAGTTAGTTCCTATTATAGATGAACTAACATACAAACTCAATCAAACTCAACTAGAGGAGATTGAAGATCTTATTGTAAATCATTACGGAGAGGAACTTTGAACTACTCACAAGACGCAAATCCAAATGCAACTAATTCAGAGTTAGATGCAAAGGTAGTCATTGACCACAATGATGACTCAAGATTTATTGAAGAAATCTATGAGATTGCATTTGGTGAGGATGCGATTAATCGTGACTTCTCACATGATGAGGTTATTGAGCAAATCAGAGAATTTTCTGATAATGCACTTGAGTGGGAAGAGTCAGGGTTAAACCTTGACCAACTGCATAATATCTCCGAGGAAATGGAGAATACTTATAGGCAAGGTTACAGAGATGGGAGAAACTTTAACGCTGATGATGTGGCAAAATGTATTGCTGATAGTAATGGTGGTTATGCTGAGTGTGTGGATCACATGGTAGATACAATGGAGGGTGGAAAATGAATGAATCATTACACACAGTACAGTTGACTCGTAGAGAGTTAGGACTGATACATCACATGACTCGTATTTTATATGCTCAGATTGATGATGATGTGGAATTTGGTGGAACAAGTAATAATCAAGTATATAATGATTTTTATGGTAAGGATGCAATCTCTGGTGTCTACCTAAAGACACGAGATGAAATAAATCAGCATTATGATGATTGGTATAAAGATTTACAACGAAAAGATCCTTACATAAGACCTTTCTGCTATGTTAAAGGACATGAGAACCATTATTCCAATCATGGAGGTTAATTAAATGCACTATCTTGTCATTGGTCATTGTGAGTTTAAGGAACCTGATTACATATTCTATCAGGGAAATTATACTGCAAAAGAAATTGAAAAAATGGCAACAAAGGATTTAACTGAACAATATGTTACAGTATATGATGATGGTAAAGAAGAATACCAAGAAGTGCCTATAATTTACATAGATCACATTTTTGAATCTGAATCTGACATTCATTTTACCAAAGGATTTTTCCAATGAACAAAACTCAAGTCTTAATGACTGAAGAACAATGGAGGACTGTTATTGATGCAGTCAATGATAAGTATCCTGATAGTGATTGTCTGGATATTCTTATTAACTCTGTTCATCATTTTCCTTCTTTTTTATTTGGAGGACAAATAAATGACTAAAATAACTGTTGACCAATACCTAGAATTGCAAGAGTCATTTACATTTAATGATTTGCAATTTGGTTCTGTTAATTGTTATTTTAATCCAATTTATTATAACAATCCAATGTACTTTAGTCCTTTAACTTATGAGGTAATTGACAATGATTAACTCTGAATGGTTAGGTATGTCCTTTTGGTTGGACGAAGAGAAAGAGTTTTGCTATTGTCCTACATTTAAGGATAATACACCAGATAAGAAGAATTGGGGATATGTTGTAGATTGGGATGATTTTGATTGTTACATTAATGAATTGTTTCACATTCATAAGAAACTCATAACTGCGGATGTGGAAAAGTATTATGGAGTAGCACAATGAATAGACCATTAAGAATCACAGGAGAGATAATGGATTGTCTAACATCTGACTATCCTATCTTAAAACGAGAAAATCTACTAAATGAGATTTTATGGGATTATTTTGCTCTAATTGATGATGATAGACTATCAGAATTAGAGGACATCATTGTAAACCAAAATTGTATCATCTTTGAGGAGTTAAACCAATGAATGATTATCCTACAAGACAAGAAGCAGAAAAGGAATGGGGTATGCCTTATGGGGTACTTGAACAGTTAGAGTATATGGTATCACGCATAGAGAATGAGTTACCAGAAGAAGAGAAAAAAGAATGGATATTAAATCCACATGATAAGGATTGGGATTGGTTGGTGTCTTATGTTGATGAACTTCGTGCTAATACTGGTGTAAACTGTGATGATTATTCGTTCACTTGGTATCCTAGCAGTTCGTCATAGACTTATAACCAATAAGACGTTCATAAGAAAAAAGATGTTCGTCTTCATTGGTAACTCATGGTAGTATTCGTCCTTAGTTGCTTCGTACATTCGTGACTGTTGATAAACCTGTGGAAAACTCGTGTTTCTGTGGAAAACTCTGTGTTTTTATGTATATTCGTGCTTAATTCGTCTTTAAAATGGTCAAATAAATAGGAGTTCGTTTTCTACAAGGATGTGGAAAACCTTCGTCTTTATGTGTAAAAACATGTGGAAATGTTCGTCCGTGTCGTGGTCTTGCCCTGCGTTCTACCATAAGACCGCAAAAAAGTCAAGGAGGTTCGTTGTAAATCTTCAAAATGTCTTCGTCCTCACACAACTTGTCACACGGGACACTTCGTGGTATAATAGAGTATAAGAACACAAAGAAACTCTATGGTCTTATGCCATTTACCAAGAAATTCCCCAATGCGGGAGAGACAGTCCACATAAGGGTGCCAAAATGTTACAAAGATTCTATAATAGATCTTTGTATAGCATTAGACAGCAAATTTCAACAAGATGTAACAAAGGGTAACACTACCATACGCAAAATTATACAGAACTCCCTTTCACATTAACATAAAATCCTCATAGTCTGGGAGATTGTCACAATTCTTATGATAATTTTTGTTACAGTCGCAATTCTTAATATTTCAATGTGTTACTAAAAATAATTCATGGCAGGGTCGGTGTCGAATATTTGATCTAGCAGATACATCCCTGCTCCCTTCCTCTTTAATTACTCTTATTCTAGTCCCTAACAAGCATAAATCTACCGACCTTGTGCCACTTTATTAACTGGCACATTAAGTGGTTTACAAGTCGATTAATATCGCTTATTGTGTGTTCAGTTACATCAATCAATTATGAACGTCACTCAAAAGCAATGCCTAAGAACACTTAGAAAGCATCCTAACGGTTTAGGAGTCTCTACACTTGCTAAGAAAGCAAACCTAGTAAAATCTGAGGATGATAATACATCATTCATTAAAGATCAGTTAATGCCATTAGAAAGGTCAGGTAGACTGACTAGAACAACTACTAAGCAAGGTAGGACTATTAAATGGTACACTACTAAGCATTTTGAGAATAATAAAAGACGTAATAGAATATTTCAATTAAATCTATTCTAAGATTTTATGAGGTGTGCCAGTTAAGAAACTGGCACATTCTCTATTGTTTTTTGTGTTCTTATGATCTAGAATGAAGATAGAATCTATTTTTTTTTTTTTTTTTTTTTTTTTTTTTTTATTGACAGGGTGAGTGTCGATGAATTGATCAGGCAGTTACCCTACTGCCGTTTTTTCTTGTTATTCTTATTATAAGCGATCAGATCCACTTGTAAACCACTTAGTAGACACTTTATAAACTGGCACACTCTATATGGAATAGGCATAAAAAATAGATTACAATTAGATTAATCGAACATTAATCACATGCCTACTCTAACAATCGCTAAGAATGACTATAAGGTCACTAAAGGCAATATTCACAACATCTATAAGCAAGCGACAGTAGATGAAATAAATGCTGGTTTAGTATGGTATAAGTTAGCAAAAGATTTTACCATGCTATTAGAATCTACATTAGATTTTGAAATATCTTATAAAAAGATAGCAGGAGTAGTAGCAGCATTATCAGTTCAGAATCAATGGAATACTAATAAAAAGGATGCTTTAAATGTTTGTATGGCATATTTTGAAAATAATAACCTAGATGATGTATTAGTTTCAACTTATCCTATATGTAAAGATAAAGCAATTAAAATCTTACAGAGTGATGGCAGTAACGATTCTATAGAGACTATTTTAGGCGTTAATGCTAGGAAGACAAAAAACTTTTATTGGAATATTATAGGCGATGATAGAGCGATTACAGTAGATGGTCACGCCTTTAATATTGCATCTAATAGAGTATCATCTTTAAAGGAAGTACCTCCGATAAGTAAAAAGAATTATAAGATCTTACAGACTGAATATAAATTAGCAACATCATTTATTAATAAAAAGTATAACTTATCTTTAAAAGTTTCAGATGTTCAGGCAATAACTTGGGTAACATATAAGAGAATAAATGACAAATAGTGATACAACTTCGTACCTATCGTTGTTAGATAGTACCCCTATCTAACTTCGTTATCTATTAATTAACCTTACAATCCTTCGTTATTATGTACACTAACTATTCACGATTAACCTCTAATACCTTATGTAAGGGTAAGAATTGCGATGATATGTATAAAGAATTGCTGATATATTATGAGACTAATGATAACTTAAGCGATGATATTATCGACCTTAAGTATAAGATACTAAAGAATATTGCATGTACTAAATGTTATTAACTTCGTAGTATTCGTGCATTAAATGTTACCTACCTCGCTTCGTGTAGGCACTTCGTTATTACTTAGTGACCTTATGTTCGTTTATTATTTGTTATTTTATAATTTAATATTTGTAAAATGTTAATTAAATTAGTGTTAATTAGTGAGACTCACTCGTCTAAAAGTGAGAAATTAACCCCTATATTTCAGTATAGCAAATATATCTGACTCGTCAAGTAAAGTTCGTTATCGCAGTCATACCAATGGATTTGGGTTGTAATATTTATATATAGTGCCTCGCTATTTAACATTTAGTGATTTGACTTCGTTATCAACAATCGAGAAGTCAGTCAGGGACAGTGTTTTGGGCGTTTTTTGTTTATACCGTTGCCGCCCTTGCGTTTTAAAAAAACGAAAGTCCCTAACCTACAACGAACCCAGAAAGCGAGAGTGATAAAAAATTCGGAAAAAAAAATTTTACCCCAAATACCCCAGGCATAAGACCCCAGTGAAAATTCGGAATTTCATACATACTCTGTATGGGTTTATCGGAAGCCTTATAGAAAATTTTAAAGGGATAAAAACCGCCCCTCTAAGAATCGTAGGAAATATATAATGTGACGGGTTATAATAAAGAAGTTATGAGATTAGAACTTGACGAATACGAAAAGGATACTCTGATGGAGACTATTCAGTACAGAATGGATGAAGATACTCACCTCCTTGTTAATGCATCCTTAAAGTCAGACCTTAAAGATTTACTAGACAGATTTGAAGAAGAAGACTACTGAGAACGGGTAAGAACCGTAGTGTACAGTCGATCTAAATAGAGGACCGTTGCAATTATTGACTTGTAGTGGTATAATAAACATATAATAACATTCGAGGTTATGGCTAAAGGTTTTACAGTAAAGGCAGACGTGCCTAAGAAGAAAGAATCGCAAGATACTTTTAACATTGATGAAGCCAAAGAAATGATTAAAGGTAAGACAGTGGTATTCTGTCTACCTGGTAGAGGAGTTTCTTACATCTTTTTAAAGGCATTTGTACAGTTATGTTTTGACTTGGTTCAGAACGGTGCAGCGATTCAGATATCACAAGACTATAGTAGCATGGTAAACTTTGCAAGATGCAAGTGTTTAGGTGCTAATGTTCTCAGAGGACCTAAACAGGTTCCGTGGGATGGTAAGTTGAAATATGATTATCAGTTATGGATTGATAGTGACATTGTATTTGACACTGAGAAGTTCTACCGTCTTGTACATATGGATAAAGAGATTGCAGCAGGTTGGTATTGCACAGAGGATGGAAAGACTACTTCTATTGCACATTGGTTAGAAGAGGATGATTTCCGTCAGAATGGTGGTGTGATGAATCATGAAACCATAGAAACGATGAGCAAACGTCGCAAACCCTTCACTTGTGACTACACTGGATTTGGTTGGTTACTTATAAAGAATGGAGTATTTGAGCATGAGGGTCTCCCTTATCCTTGGTTCGCTCCAAAGATGCAAGTCTTTGAATCTGGTGAGGTTCAAGATATGTGTGGCGAGGATGTCTCGTTCTGTCTAGATGCTATTGAAGCAGGTTTCGAGATCTGGTGTGATCCGAAGATTCGAGTGGGACACGAGAAGACACGGGTAATCTAAGAGGTCTTATACCTTATAAAAATCGGGCCGTTAAAAACACGGCCGCTAAAGATAAAAAAACGGAGAAAAAACTATGGGCATGAGAAGTTTATCTGGAGAAGTTCAGATAGAAACAAAACCAAAGAAGACCTATCAAGGTCGAGGTAAGCATACTAAATATGCTTCAACCGCCTCAAACAAGGCAAAAAAACGTTATAGGGGTCAAGGGAGGTAACATGGAAAAGGAGCAACTTTACAACGTAGAACAGTTCTTTACGCAAGGTTGGGATATAGTTGGTGCTAACATGACTAAAGATGAGGCCACGAAGCGTTTAGACGCACTACAAGCAGAAGGTTTCGTCCCTTCAGACCTAAGAGTTAGAAAAGTGGTTTAAATACCACTTTTTTTATGCCTAAAATATAAAACTTTGTAAAACCGATATACATATAGTGTGGGTTATACCTATTTTTGAATGGCCGTTAAAATTTCTAGAGCATTTAAGGACATTAGTTTGTCTTTTTCTAGACATCCAGTTACAAATGACGTAACTGTACTTACAAATCAAGACGCAATTAAGAAATCTGTCATAAATTTATGCAGAACTAAGTTTAATGAGCGATTTTTTAATGAATTGATTGGTACATCTGTTGATAATTCTCTTTTTGAACTTATAGATAGTGGAATTGGGGATGTTTTAGAACGTGAAATAGAAGCATTATTAAAAAACTTTGAACCTAGAATCGATTTAAGTGATATTAACATTATAACGAATCAAGATTCAAACGCTTTAGAGATAAAGGTCTCATATAAAATCGTAGGTTTGCCATTTCCACAACAAAATATAGAGTTTCTACTACAACCGACTAGGGTATAAGGTATAAAATGTCATTTAATCAGTTTACAAATTTAGATTTCAACGATTTACGGACTCAGATAAAAGATTATCTGCGATCTAACTCCAATTTCACTGATTTTGACTTTGAAGGATCGAATTTCTCGGTTCTAATTGATAATCTTGCATATAATTCTTACATTACTGCTTATAATACGAATATGGCAGTTAATGAGTCATTCATTGACAGTGCTACTGTAAGAGAAAATGTCGTATCATTAGCAAGAAACATTGGATATGTCCCACGATCAAAGAGATCTGCAGTTGCAACTATAAATTTTACGGTAGATTTAAGTTCTATAAGTAGCGGAGTAAGGTCTGTTGTTCTGGCCCCAGGTGTTGTTGCCGTGGGACAAGTAACAAATGGTACTTATATTTTCTCAATTCCTGATAAAGTCACTGTTACTCCTAATGAAAGTGGCATTGCAACCTTCTCAAATCTGGATATTTACGAAGGAAATTACTTAACCAAACAATTTACGGTAAATCATGCTCAAGTTGATGCAAAATATATTCTACCTAATGCAAATATCGATACAACTAGTATTAGAGTTAGTGTGACAGATGGATCTACAGGTACTGTAGAAGTATATAATCCTTATGAAAATATTTTTAATGTTAATGCAGAGTCTAGATTATTCCTAATACAAGAAATTGAAGATGAAAGATATCAAATTCTATTTGGTGATGGTGTTTTAGGTAAAAAACCACCAAATGGAAGCACAATTACTGTAACTTATATTACTACAAATGGTAAGGATGGTAATGGAGCGAATGTTTTTAACTTTGCAGGTAACTTAACATATCCTATAAGAAGTGGAGATAGTTTAATTGACACTACAGTTACTCAAGGTATATCTCTTTTAACCACTTCACAATCGTCTCAGAATGGTGATAACATAGAATCCCTTGACAATGTTAAGTATCTTGCTCCAAGGGTTTATGCGTCCCAATTTAGGGCAGTTACAGCAAATGATTACACTAGTTTAGTACCTTCAATATATCCAAATATTGAATCTGTTACTGCATATGGTGGAGAAGAATTAGATCCACCACAATATGGAAAGGTTTTTATTACAATTAAACCAAAAACAGGAGAACTTTTATCAGATACTACTAAAACAAGTATCAAAAATGGACTTAAAAAATACACTGTTGCAGGAATTATGCAAGAGTTTGTTGATTTAAAGTATCTCTATGTTGAATATGACTGCACAGTTTCATATAATCCTGGATTTGTTACCTCTAAAGAGGAATTATCTTCCAGAATACTTAAAGCAATATCAACATATGCAACATCATCTGATATAAACTCATTTGGTGGAAGAATAAAGTATAGTAAATTATTATCCATAATTGATAAAGTTGATAGTGCAATTACTTCTAATATTACTGTTGTTTCAATGAGAAGGGATTTAAGTCCTGCTTATAACCAACTTGCAAATTATGAATTATGTTATGCTAACCAATTCCATGCAGATTTGGAAGGATTTAACATAAGGTCATCACCATTCAGGATAAGTAACATTGATGGAGATGTTTATCTAACAGATTTACCAGATCCTGATGGATTAACAGGAAAAGTAAGATTTTTCCAATTAGTTAATGGTGAACCTAAGTTTATTAATGATAATGCTGGTACTGTTGATTATGTAAAAGGTGAAGTTATATTATATGCTGTTACTATTACATCTAGTACTGTAGAAAATAAAATACAACTTGAGATTACTCCTGAATCAAATGATATTGTTGCAAAAGAGAATCTTTATATTGTGCTAGATACTACTAGTGGAAGTAAATTAACTTTACAGGAGGATTTAGTTTCCTCTGGTTCCAATCGATCAGGAACTTCATATACACCATCTTCAAGTTTCATTAGTAATAAAAGGTATACCAGATAAGAAATGTCAGATACAAAAGTAAAAGTTTCGCATCTTCTGGAAAGTCAGATTCCAGATTTTATACAAGGTGATAACCCTTTATTTAAAGAGTTTTTAGAACAATATTATATTTCAGAAGAACATGAATATGGGACAATAGATCTTGCAGAAAATGTTGCAGATAATAAGAATATAAAGAGTTTTTCTGCTCTGAATACTGTTGTTTTACAGACATTAAATCCAATAAAATTAACTTCTGCAATTTTAGCATCAAGTAGAACTATTGATGTGACAAATACTGGTGGATTTCCTAATAGTTATGGTATAATTAAAATTGATAATGAAATTATCACATATACAGGAAAAACAGCAACTTCTTTTACTGGTTGTGTTCGTGGATTTAGTGGAATTTCTTCACTAGAAAAGAATAATAATCCAGAATATTTAACTTTTAGTACAACAGAAGCAGATGAACATGCTTCTGAAGCAGTAGTTTCAAATTTAAGTCATTTATTTTTACTTAAATTTTATGAGAAATTTAAAGCACAATATCTTCCTGGTGTAGAGAAAAGGGATCTTCATCCTACTGTTTCTGTTGATAATGTACTATCGAGAGCAAAGGATTTTTATATTTCAAAGGGAACCAATACTTCACTTGAAATTTTATTTAAAGTATTATTTGGAAAAAATGTTGAAATTGTAAAACCTTTCAATAATACCATCACATCTTCTGATGCAAATTGGATAGTTGCTGATCAAATTATAGTAGAAGCATTGGAGGGAAATCCTGTAAATTTAAAAGAAACTACTTTATTTGAAAGTTCATTTACTTCTCCAACTGCTACAGGAGCAATTTCTAATGTAGAAGAAATATTTTTAGGTAATAAGAAATATTATAAGATCTCAATGAGTCATGGAACTATGTCTCATGAGTTTAAAGTAAATAATAAAACAAAAGTTATTGGTACAGCATCTACATCTTCAGTAGTTACTGTAGATTCTACAATTGGATTTGGTACTAGTGGTAGTTTTCTATATCAGAATACTTTAGGTGTTTATACATCTGCATCATATACTTCTAAATCTCATAATCAATTTTTTGGATGTAGTATTAATACAACTTTAAGTGAGTCTACTTCAATAATTGATGATAATTTTGTATATGGTTGGGAAAATAATGATTCAACTAAAGTCTGTAAAATGAGACCAGTTGGTGTTGTTAATGGTGCAAATCCTAGTGATATTAGTAAAACAAAGTATTTTACTAAGGGAGATGATTTAAATTTAAAGCATTTAGGAGATAAAGTACCATATTCTGAAAAAAGATCTAATAATTGGTTTCATAACAATGTCACTTATACTGATGTAAAAGTTATATCAGGAAGTAACATAGAAACAAAAGATAAGCATTTTTTAAAGAAATTTGATAGAGTTGATTTTATAAGAAAGGATAATAGACAACTTATACATTCTGATGTTGAAATTAAGAATATCATAAATGATAATAATTTTACAATAGGTGCTGGTTTTAGTTTTTCGACATTAGATTATGTTGTTAAAAGAAGATTATCTTTTTCTTCTACAAATCTTGGAGTAGAAGAGTTAATTTCTGGAATACAAAATACATTTGTTGATTCTGAAGGTAATAGTTATGTTGCATTTTCTGGATATCCTTCAGATAGTGCTATACAAACTACAGATAGATCAGTAACTTTTGAATCAAATGAAGTTGTAGGAAGTACTATCAACATAAATTCTCATCAATTTTTAAATGGAGAAAAGATACATTATCAACCATTAACAAATGATAGCAAAGTAACTGGCATAACAACTGGAACATATTATGTTAATGTTGTTGATGTCAATAATATAAGATTATCTTTAAATCCCCAAAATTTATATCTTGGCAATACTATAGCAATAAGTGGATCTGGTACGGATACTCATAAAATTACACCATCAATACCAGTTGGTGATGCAGATAGAGTATTAAAAAATCAAGATAATTTTAGAAGGATTTATAAAACTCCAAAAAATAATGAAGATAATACTAATATTATTGGTCCAATTGGAGTTGGTTTAGATGGAGTTGAATTGCATTCTCCAATATCAAATGATTCTGTATATTATGGACAACTTAATAAAATTATAGTTTTAGATGGTGGAAGTAATTATAGTGTAACTAGTCCTCCAAACGTTGCAATTGCGGATTCATATGGTAGTTCTGCAGTTGCTAATGCACAAATTGGAGATGGTTCAATTCATGAAATAGTTCTTAGAACTAGAGGATTTGATTATATTGCAACTCCTTCAGTTAGTATTACTGGTGGAAATGGATCTGGAGCAGAATGTCAAGCAAAAATGCAAGGATATGATCATTCTGTATCTTTTAATGATTTTAAGGTAGATCTTACATTAAACAAAATAACATTAGACGATAATCATAAATTCCTTCAAGGGGAAGAAGTAACTTACACTGCAACTGGAACTCCAATAGGTGTTGGAGCAACTAATATTGGAATTACTACAACATTACTATCAAGTGGTGGAACATATTATATCTCACAATATCCTGGTGATACTACAGCATTTAGAATTTATTCAACTAAAGAAAAGGCATTAGTTGGAGCAGCATCATCAGCGATTGATTTTCTTGCTTATGGAAATGGTACTCATACGTTTAAGTCTACAAAAGGTAGAAATATAATTGCAGATATTACTATTTTGAATTCTGGACATGGTTATTCAAATAATAAAGTTCTAGTTGATTCTCAACAATATCCACCTGCTGATAGAAAGGATATATTTAAAACTTTTGTTGGTATTGATACTCATAATAATTCCATATATGCTAAGAAGCATAATTTTAAAAATTCGGATAAAATTAAATATTCAACATCAAATAGTGTAATAGGTGGATTGACAGATACATCTAATTATATTGTTACAGTATTAGATGAAAATAATTTTAGATTGAGTAATAGTATTACTGATTATGGTAATAAAGTTTATGTTGATTTGACTAGTATTGGTTCTGGAACCCATACTTTCAATTATCCTGATATTACTGTTAATATTAGTGGACCTGTTGGTTTAGGTAGTACAGTATTGCCATCATATTATACTGCAACAGCAGAAGCACTTGTTAAAGGAAAAATTGATAACATTTTTCTTAAATCTGGAGGAGTTGGATATGGTGTTACAAATATTGTTAATTTTATTAGAAAACCAATTGTTAGTTTAGTAACAGGAAAAGATGCAGAATTGCAACCAATTGTGAGTGCTACTGGAGAAATTGAAGATGTTGCTATATTGAATGGAGGTAGTGAATATACTACTGCACCAATATTATCAATTAATGGAAAAGGTAGATTTGGTAAAATAAGAGCAAATGTTACTAATGGTATTATAACTTCTGTTGAAGTTATTAATAAGGGAAGAGGGTATGTTGGAATTACTTCTGCTATTAGTCCAACTTCAATTACAGTAACACCTTTTGGTAGTAAATGTTCATTAAGTGCCGAAATTTATCAATGGCAATTTAATAATGTTCAAAGATATGATTGGTTATTAACTGGAACTAATAAAGATCTTTATAAAGATACTGTACAAATTTCTTCTGAATTAAAATCGAAAGGAAATAAAATTTGCTCTTTCTATGCACCAAAACAAGTACGAAAAATACTTGGAGATAATTTAAATAGTTCAACTTTTGCTGAATTAGATGTAAGTGAACCAGGTGCTGCACATTCTCCAATTATTGGTTGGGCATATGATGGCAATCCAATTTATGGATCTGTTGGAAATGCAAAACCAATACCTGATTCTAGTGGTACTGGTGGGATAAAAAGGTTAAAATCTAGTTATGAGTTGAATCCAATAGTTAGTGTTGATCTTAGACCATCTAGTTTTGGTTCTGGAGATTTTATACAGGATTATGTTTATAATGGAAAGGGCGATTTAGATGAATTTAATGGTAGATATATTGTTAATAGTGATTTTCCAAAAGGAACATATGCATATTTTACACCTGTAGATAGTTCTGGTGCTACACCATCTTGGGATCCAGTATTTCCATATTTAACTTTTAAACATAGAAATGCAACAGATTCCTTTAATTATAGTATTTTTAATAATCAATCAGATAAAGTTATCAATAGTGGAGTTTATACAAGAAATATTACTCCATTAGGATTAAATGAACCATATAGAGATTATCCTTTCCTCTCTGATAGTTTACAATCGAAAGTATCTTTACAAATAAATGGATCAAAACAATCTGGAATCACAAGTATATCTGTTTTATCATCTGGAGAACTTTATAACGTAGGTGATAATATAAACTTCCCAACAGGTTCTAATATAAGTGCTTCTGTGAGTGAAGTTCTTGGTAAAACAGTTATATCTGTTGGAACTAGTGAAATAGTTCAAAGTAAATTAGCATTTGGATTTAAAGATAGTACTGTAACTGCATTTAGTACTGTTCCTCATGATTATATTAATGGAGATATAATTGAAATAAGTGGAATTTCTTCTTCATTATACAAGAATATTGAAGGTGATAGAATAATTGGTGTAACTACCGTTACTTCTAAGTTATCTGTTGCTATTGGTAGTACTACTGCAACTGGAATTAATACATCTATTAGAATGTATGATACTACAGTTAGTGATAAATTTGCAGTTGATGATATTATAAAAATTGGAAATGAAGAAATGTTGATAACCTCTAAAGATGTTTGGAATAATAAGTATAATGTTATTAGAAAATATAATGGTGTGCAATCAGCACATAATGTTGATACTGAAGTTGTAGTTAGACCAAAAATCTTTACATTTAATGTTGATCAAAAATTAGAAAATAAAAACTTACAAACTAAAAAAGTAAGGTATTTGGATGCATCTACAATAACATATAATGGAATCCCATATCAATCATCTGTTGGTATAGGTAGTACTGCAAATAATATAATTGTAGGTTATGCTGGATCTAATCCAATAATAAACAGTTCAGATCCTCGTTCAATTTATCTTCCTGGACATCAATTCAATACTGGAGATAGACTTAAATTAATTCCAGATCCTAATGGTGGTTTTATTAAGACATCCAATGTTGCTGCATTAACAGGAGTATATAATTTATCTTCAAAAAATCCTTTATACTGCATTAAATTAAGTAATGATTATATTGGTATATCTACTACAAAGGCTGGAGTAGTTACATCTACATTAGTTTATTTTACTAATGCTACTACAGGAAGTAGACATAGATTTGAGACAATTGTTGATGAAGTTACAGGAAATTCTACAAAAACTCTTGCAACTGCTATTTTAAATGGACAACATTCATTGAAATCTGGAGATAATTTTAATTTAAAAATTACTCCAAGTAAAACTCAAAATTATAAAGCAAAATACAATAATATCACTAATAGGTTAACTGTTGATGAAAAATCGTTTGCTCATTCTGTTGTTAGTGCTGGTGCAACTATATCTGAAATTAAAATAACTAATCATGGATTTGAAACTGGTGATGTTGTAGTTTATAATGGTTCTGTTCCTGCAGATCTTTTAGATCCATTGGTTAATAATGGAGTATATCATGTTATCAAATTATCTGATGATGTTATAAAACTTGCAAGTAATTCTTATGATTCAAAACAAGCATTTCCATACAATTTCATTGGATTTACTTCAACTGGAACTGGTACTCATAAATTAGAAAAAATACATCCAAAACTTACTTTCTATAGAGGAAATACTGTAGCAATTGGTGTTTCAGATCCAAGTTTAAATGATTATATAATTAATTTCTATACTGATAATACATATAGGTCAAGATTTATCTCTGCAGGTATTACAACTGAAGGAAGTTTTGGAGATTCTAATCCAGATTCAAAAATTTCAATTTCTGTTGATGATAGTTTTCCTTCAGAATTATATTATAGAGTTGAAGGAGTTGATGGAAATTACACTAATACATATCCATCATCAATATATACGGAAACTACAATTGAACCTAAAATTGAAATTGTAGAAAGTAAATTTAACAAAAAACATAAGATTGCTGGAGTTGCAAGTACAACAGTAAATTTTGTTATAGCTGGAACTGCAGAAACTACATCATATAGTGGAACTGGATTTAGTACTGCATTTTATCATTCGGATTCTACTAGTATAAGTGGTGGAATTTATAAAGTTAAAGTCTTTGATGGTGGAAAATTAAATGTATTACCAATTATAACTTCAATAGCATCTACTACAGGATCTGGAGCAGTTTTAACAGTAGAATCTGAAGATGTTGGGGAAATTACTGGTCTAGATGTAGTAGATCAAGGTTTGGAACTTACGAATAATAAGACTTTAGCACCACAAGCAGATTCTTATACAATACTCAAATTAAAGGATACTTACACTTTAAAAGGAATTGGAGTTTCTACAGCTGGACAAAATTATACAATCGCACCAAGAGTAGTTGCAATTGGTAATAGTACATTATCAACTAAAACAACATTACTTGGTAATTCAGTAGATAAGGTAGAAATTATTACTAATGATAGTGGTTTTGCTGATACATTAAAAATTATACCAACAGTAAATTCTAATGGTGTTGGTGTTGTTGAAGCAACTTCTGCAACAGTTACTGGGAATCAAGTTAATACTTTAAGATTAAGAGCACCTGTTGTTGGATTTAATACAGCAAATCCTTTTCCATTTGCTATAAGTGATGAAATTTTTGTTGAAAATGTAAAAATATTATCATCTACTGGTGATGGTTACAATTCTAGTGATTTTAATTACAAATATTTTACTGTTACTGGAATTAATACAATTGCTGGAACAGAAAGTATATCATATAATATCACTGGTATTGGATCTACTGGAGGAACTTATGACCCTGTTAATAATTTTGGTAGAGTAGTAAAGAAAACAGATTTAGCAACATTTACTCCAGATTTTGAAAGAGTTACATTCATTGAAGGTGAAAAGATTACTCAAGGATCTTCATCTGGTATAGTGGCACAGAAAGGATGGGATCCAGATTCTCAAATTTTGAAACTTAAGAATGTAAGAGGAGATTTTATCCCAAATGTACAAATTATTGGATCTGCAGCAAGAATTAAATCTACTGTTGAGACAACTTATGAATTTGATGTAAATTTAACTGTTGGTGCAATAGCACATAAAGATATAAATTGGGAAACTGATAAAGGAAAATTAAATCTTGATAGTCAGAGATTACATGATAATGATTATTATCAAAGATTCTCATATGCTATAAAAGGACAAGTACCATATCAAACTTGGAAAGAACCAATAGGAAGTTTAGCACATATATCTGGATATAAGAAATTTGCAGATTATGAAGTTGCTACTACAGAAAATGTGGGAATCATTACTGCAAATACCTTTGTAGAAATTGATGTAAGTGTTGATAATGAAGCATCTGTTTGGAATGATACTCAGTATGATTTTGCAACAGAAGATACGACTACTAGAGAATTATCTAAAATTATTAGTTTCGATTCATCGATTATTACTGATTATAATGAGTCTGTAACTAATAAAGTTTTGATGCTTGATGATATTAGCGATCAATTTACTGGTAAAACTTCTACATTTACTGGAACTCATATATTTGTTAGAGATGAACTTGCTTTAACTACTGGTGCAATTACTAAGGTTAGTACTGGTGCTGGACTTGCAGCAACTACTGGTACTGCATATAATCCTCAAAGTGGTATATTAACTATAGTTACTACTACGAATCATGGACTTAATACTGGAGATAAAATTACAATTGCTGATAAAACTTTAACATTTACTTGCGATAAGGATGCTCATCAAACTGAACATCTATATCCAAGATCTACTGACCCTGCATCAACTTCAAATGCTGCTTTAAGTAATGGTAAGTTACCAATTACTAAAACTAATGCAACTACATTTACTGTAGACGTAAGAGGATATTCTGCAATAGTTGGTGGACAAATAGTTGGAATGACTACATTCTCACTATATTCTGGTGGTGAAACTGCATTCATTAAAGCATTTAATCCTGCAACTGGTATTAATACATCAAATAACCAAGAAATTACTATTAATGATCATGAATTCCATACTGGAGAAAGATTACACTATTCTGGTGTAGGTAATACTGCAATTGGAATTGTAACAACTAATGTTGCTGGAATCGGTAATACTAACATTCTTCCATTAAATGTATATCCAATTAGACTTACTAAGGATAAAATTAAGGTAGCAATAAGTACATCTAATGCTGCTGCTTCTATAGGAGTTACTTTCACTAATGTTACAGGTGTTGGAACTAATCATACTCTTGCAGTAGAAACTGAAGCGGCAACAAATAGAAGTATGATTAGTATTGATAATATGATACAAAGTCCAATAGCAAGAAAAATTCTTCCTGTTGGATTATCAACAAATGTTGGTATTGGTACGACTGTGATTAGGGTAGTTGATCCTTCTTCAATTGAGGGTAAATCTTTACTTAAGATAGGAGATGAGATTATCAAGGTAAACTTGGTAGGTGTAGGTGCTACAAACACTCTGAATGTAATTAGGGGATTCATGGGTACTGTTGCTGCTGCACATACGGTTGGTGCCTCTGTAACTGCCCTTTCAGGAGATTATAGAATTGATAATGGTAAAATACATTTCTCTGAAGCACCTTATGGTCCAGCAGGAATAGGTACTTTGGTTACAACTTCATCCTTTAGTGGAAGATTATTCTATAGATTAAAATATGATAACAACTTTATATTTGATGATATTTCTGAACAGTTTACAGGAATAGGACAAACATATAATCTTACTAGTAATGGACAAACTGTAACAGGTATTGCTGGAATTAAAACATCTTATGGTGCTGTTTTAATTAATAATATATTCCAAAAACCATTTTATGGTGATGTTGGATCAATTTCAAAATCTGATTATCAAATTGTCGGTGCTGGAGAAACTATAACATTTACTGGATCATTCAATAATGAAGGTAATGTTTCTGTTGGAGATAGTACTAATTATCCAAAAGGTGGTAGAATTAATGAATTTGATGTTACTACTGGAAAGAATTTCCAAGCACCTTATGGAGCAGTCGCAAATATTACTGTATCTGCAGCAGGTACAATTACATCAGTTGGATTGGTAACTGGTGGACAAGGTTATATAAGAACTCCAAGAGTTTCTATAGGAACTACTGATAGACATTTTGATCATACATTTATAGGATCTGCTAATAATTCAGTAAATGTAACTAGTGGTCCTCAATTAACACCAACTGGTGCTGATTATAATTCACAAACAGGAGTTTTAACATTAACAATCAATGGTCATGGATTAACAACTGCTAATACAGTTTCTATTGATAATAATTCCTTGACATTTAGATGTTCTAGAGATAACTATGCAACAGATCATACATATCCACGTACTACTGATCCTGTTGCAGGAATAGCAACTAATATTACTGCATATACTGACAATACCATTACTCTTAATATTGGAGTTGGTGGTGGAATCGATGCTGTAGTTACTGCTTCAGTAACAGCAGGAATAGTAACAGCATTGACATTATCTAATCCAGGAACTGGGTATACAACGGCAGATCTTCCTACTATTACAATTGATCCTCCACACCCATATAAAGATTTAGCTCTAACTGGTGGTTCAGGAACTGGTGCTGCAATGGATGTTGTTGTTGGTACTGGTGGTAGTGTAATAGCATTTGATATGACTAATCGTGGAAAAGGTTATTCTGTTGGTGATATATTATCATTAGATCAGTTACCATATACTGCTGGAGTTAGTACACTTCCATTTACAGTAACAATAACAAGTAGATATCAAGATAAATTTGCTGGATGGTCATTTGGACATTTGTTAGAATTAGATGATTTCAGTAACCTCTTTAATGATTATAGAAAATCATTCTTATTCACTAGAACAACAAATGAGAAAGATTATTACAGTATTGTTGCTAGAGAAGGTTCTGGTATTACTTTAGCAAATAATTTGTTTATTTTTATCAATGATGTTCTACAAAGACCAAATATAGATTATGAATTTACTGGTGGTACTAGAATAAACTTCTTAGAAGCACCAAGAGCAGGTAGTTCTTGCAAAATGTATTTGTATGTCGGTTCAGATGATGATTTTATTGCTATTGACGTTGATCAAACAATAAAACCAGGAGATGTTCTTAGATTGCAACCTTGGGATAATGTTTCTGGACAAGATCCAAGAATTGTTTATGAATTGATTTCTGCTGATACCGTGGAGACACAAACATATTCTGGTGTTGGTATTATTACAGATTCTACTGTTAAGAGACCAGTTGATTGGAGAAAACAAACTGAAGATGTTATTATTGATGGAGCAAGAATAACTAAAAATAGAAATTATTTAACAGCACAGTTCTATCCTACAAGTCATATTATTAAATCTGTTTCTGCTACTGATACTAAACTTTATCTTGAAAATACATATCCAATATTTAAAGATATTGATGATACTTCAGGAACAAGAAATAATATTAGAATAGTAGGTCTTGGAACTACAGCAGTTACTGAAGATATTCAAAATGTTACATATACTGGAGATTATGGAATAATCGTAGGCATAGGAACCAGTGCTACTGGTATCGGTTCTACTGCTTGTGGATCTTTAATTTTGGATCTTAAACCTCATTCAAATATTATTAATCTTAGTGGAAAGGGAAGATCTGGTATAACTACTGGAGATTACTTTGTTCTAAAGGATTCCATAATAGGTACTGGTGTAACTTCTCTTGGTATAAACACAAGTACTACAGTTGCTATTGGAACTGCATTTATAGATAATGTTTTCTATGCAAATCATTATGTTTCTGTTGGATCTTCGATCCTTCGTGTATATACCAATGTAAAAGATGTATCTGGAATAATAACATCTACTTTACCAAGTAGTGTTGAAAGATATGCAAGTTACAGTTGGGGAGCAATTGACGTTACAAGAACGACAAGTTCTCATGCATTTGAGTTCTTTAATCGGAATGGTACAGTAGGTATCGAAACCTCTGCTCATGTTTCTAGGATATCTCAATTGAGGTCATCTTATTAACTCTTAATCATATAGTATAAATAATCAAAAAACTACAGCAATGCCAGCTATAATCACTGACCAATTTAGAATATTAAATGCTGAAACTTTTA